CTGTAATGCATATATACCATTATTCATCAGATTAGCAGCGTTAATTGCTGTCTGTTCTACATAACCAACATTCTTGAGCTCAACGCTACGGCCGTCTGGCACCGTGTCGTTAAGACCTCCAAATGTTACATCTATTTCTTCCATTTCATCGAACTCTGTAGTCAGTCCGAAAATTTTCTTGAGTGTCTCTGTCTGTACAATTTTACTATAATTGATCATCTGTACACGACCCCCTCGCTGTTTAATCTCATCAGCACGTATAACCATTGAAGAATATGCTGCATGCGCACTATATGGTGCTTGCATTTCTACACGGCCGTGTACAGCTGTGGCTATTGAACGTGTCAAATACTGTGCTGATGTTTTGTCCTGTGCACGCATATCTACCCTTAGAAACTCAGCTATTGTGCCGATATTCATTTTACTTACTTGTGCCCTCACATTACGATCCTCTGCACCCTCAATAACGCGCACAGCATCCCCAATGGTCTCGACTATCGCATAGACGTCATCACCATTATGTATACTAGTAATTACATTGCTTTGCAATCCTATGCAGTACAAGTATGACCAGTTAAGGACTGTGTTAATAAAGCTCGTTAACCTCCACCCACTGAATAAAGTCCCGTTCGCTTTATAGCTACCATCATCATGTAGCACGTGCATGTTCTTAACCGAACTAAGCGTCCACTCCGCAGATTCAATCTGTTCCTCTGTGAGGCAATCAGCGTACGTATCTATCCAGGCACGTATGACTGCCTGCATAGATTCAGTTGAGTGCTGTGAGTTGAAGTCATCATAGTCATAACAAAATGGTAATCCGTTTTGCATCCCATTGAGCAATTGCGCAACATTTGCTTCAGTGGCACGGTCACCGACTGGCATCCATCCTGGCAATGTATCTTCACACATTGGCATTCCAAAATCAGCATTGATGTGTGATGTGATGTCACACCCGTACAGTGCCCTAACTTTACCCCACTCGTATTTGACTGATGTTTTTGCTGTTATTCTTGGTGGTCTTTCAACAAAAACATTGTGCTCCAGTTCAGGCATCGATGACAATACTGTCTTCTTATTCCTCAAATTACCTTTAAATTGTCTAATGAAAGAATCGTCATGACTATACTCACTGTGGATTGCACCATTCGGTGTATTAGCATATCTTATAGCCCAATAATTGCTCCATGTTTGCCTTTTAGGTGCCCGACCTTCCATCCTTGCAGCACTGAATGCTATTACTGCTGCATTATATATCTCTTTGTGGCTAAAGCGTGCAACATTGACATCAGTTCTATGACTTTTCTCTTTGCTCCAGTCTACTTCATCAGCTATTCTATTGACTAGAACGTTTAACTCGTATATCTGACTCATATCATTGCGGTACAGCGATTGCATCTGTTTAGCAGCTGCTCCTTCATATTTGAGAGCCTGCAGAAAAATGTCAGCATTCCTCTGGCACTTATACCACAGATTAACTAAGAACTTTTGCGCCCAAGTTTTAGCTGTTAGAAAATATAGAAATATCGTCCCGTGAGTTGCACTTACATCGTTAATTGCCCTAGCTATTTCAGCCAGTACTGAAAATACTTTGTGCAATGTAGCATATTTATTTCCATGGTGGTCTTTCTTGATCTTACTTATAGACCCCAAGACCTCGATAGGTCTTATAAACAAATGATGGTGTTGCGTAATTTTTTCATTTCTCGTTTCTTTTTCGCCATAATATGTGGCTTGTTGTTGCAATGCTTGTACTGGCCAAGTTGTCGTCATCTCATCATACCATGCAAACTTATTGTCACCGGACCCGTACCTATAAGTACTGTTCGAACATAGCTTGCTGCCTACTACTTTTGTTGCAAAGCTATCGTACATAGTAACATTATCAATATGACAATATGAGTATACTATGCATTTATGTATATACTTGCTAACCCATACATATGTGCCGTTGACACATAAATACTGTTGACTTGGCCCTTTAATTATCCTCTTATCTATAATACTATTAACACTAACTAATACATATTTACACTTCGCAACACTATTTGTACATCGCCCTGTCATATCAAGCATGCTTGATATGATTACGTTTCTGTCTAACCCTCGACATCTGCAGGACCTGTTTCCTGTGGTAGCGCAGTCGCCGTCGATGTAGATACCGTCGGATCTACTGTATACGTGTCTCCCTGACCTCCACTCTGCAATGGCTGCCCTACAACCAGATCCTGGACAACTGTCAAGATTGCTTGTCTTGCCATCCGAAAATCCTCCGACTTAAATTTGACTGGTATGATCTCGTATTCAGTTGTCATTATACGCCCTGGTGTTCTATTCGTCGTCTCAAGAGGGAATAGCTCATCGATATTCCGTGCTGCTGTAAAAACTGGGTTCCTGTTACCTGCTCCATCAAACCATGTGACAACGCTATTAGACAGGCTTGCTTCGAAATCGATTGTCCTACCAAAATTAGGCAATGTAAGCCACACGTTTTGCCGCATGCGAATAGTCTTAAGATCAATCTCAAGAAGCGTGGGCCCTATCTTTTTACTCGGTACGTACGCAAACCTACCACTTGCATTATCAGCCCAGTTGTACATCACCTTCCCACTTGCTGAACACTTACCACGCACTTCCCATCCGGCTAGTCTCGCGAACGTCATCATCGCATTGTACACACCAACATCCTGTGTCGCCGCGATACGAGTATTCCTTTCAACCTCAATGGTTCCCCCAAATTTAAAATCATCAGCGTAAATTGTTGACGGTTTGACTCCAATTGACAAAAATGGATACACCATTGGCACATACTCATCAACTAAAAAGCGTTTATTGCCACTACCAGATTGGCCTCGTAAATGTGCTGCCTTAAGCCCTGGATACCATGCATATGACTCATCATCCAGTACACTGACCTCAATTTCAATTGCAGTACGCTTATTCCTTAAATTATTAAACCTGTCAGCACCAGCCATGCACGGCCTAACTATTTTAAACTCTTTTCCGAAGCGGTTGGCAGCTAATACGATATCAATTGCGAGACCACATCCTGTCTCCCACATGCCAGCGTTACCAAATACTTGTTCAAAACCCCCTGTTTCGTCATCAAGCACAGATAAGCTATAGACCTCAGAGTAGACAGCTTCTGATAAAGCAATTGAATTCCAATAGGTTAGTCCTGGGTTGGCCTGCCATGCTTTAAAACTCAACTTGGCTGTCGCATCTGCCCAATAAGGTGCTTGGGTAAAGGCTACACTAAATAGACCCCGTTTACATTTAAGACGTGGAATCTTAATGTTGATTGGGTCGATCATCCATATTGTTGCTTCAGCAGAGCGTGGCTTATGTGAGATTAACACTTGTGCCAACATCATGATAGCACAATCAAATTGACTGTGTAGCATATTGGCCGATACCAATGTATTGATAACACGCCCAATACTGGCTTTGCTGAAGTTGTTAAAGTTGTACTCCAATTCATCAACGACCCCGTCCAGCCCGTATATCGCGACAACATTGATCTTGTGTTCAGTGAGCGCTGGCGACTTGTGTCCAATACCCACTGCAGTATTACCAGTCCATTCTTTTGCTGCAAAGTTAATAATGCTCATGTCATTACCAGTGATCACACTTTGCCATTGTAGCCATACATCCTTGTCGTTGTTGTTTGGGATTGGGTGGTTAAGATGGTGAATTACATGACCAACATTATCAATCACTTTAATGCTGCTGTCAACATCACCAAATATTTGTCTGTTAGTTATATTGACATGCCCATTTTCGTAATAATACACATCGGGGTCATATTTCGTGTCGCCAATATCTTTAAGGTAATACATGCGCAACAGGTTATATAACAAACCGACACAATTATCGCCGTCAGTACCAATGTCAAGTACTCTTATCTTGGCTGCCTCGTCTTTACGCATAATTCCTTTATGCACTAATTCATCCGCTACGAGGTCTGCGGATACGTTACTGTTTGTATCAATGAACTTGTTAGACCATCCATCAAAATTTGATACATCATTAATGATGGTGCCTTTGTACTTTCCGTACACCGTGATAGCGTTGCCTAAAAAGGCTCGTCGGCGTTTGCCGTTAATTGTTGAACCTCCAGTGGTTACAACATAGTCAATGTCAGTTGTTAGGCCATATTTATTATGGGCCCCGATAGATGGTTTATCACCACCTGGAATAAAGTTTTTTGGGTAAAGAGTGCTTGCAAATTTGAACATAGGGTTTTTA